GGAATTGATAGCCAGCAGTCGCACCCGATACTTGATGCAGAAAGGGTAAACAAAACGACCCAGAAGTTTTAACTCTCCCGGGTCAGTAAATGCAAATAGGAAGCGGTTATCCACCGCGTCAAATTACGGGGCTACGCCTTCGTAGTCAACTGCGGTGACGGACACTTTTACAAATTCTTTGTTACCGCCCTTTTCGTCCACCTTAGTTACCCAACCAGCAAATGAAGCCGAAGCCGAACCAGAAGGATAAGCCGAGTCAGCGTTCAATGTGAAACTGAATGAAGCACCGAGCTGAGGAACAGTTCCAACTTTTACAATACCTTCAACAGTGATTTCCGATTTACGGTCATCAGCACGCCAAGTCTTAGTGAGGCCAGATTCGTCTTGCACGGTGTCCTCGTTATTAAACGAAGATGAAACCGAGTAGCTTTGAACGTAAAGATTAGTTACAGTTCCTGCTACGCCATACAAACAGGTTACGCCTTTGGATACGGATGCCATATATAATTAAGGGAATTGGCAACGAGGCGATTAGGCGGGTAAAACTACCAACACATCGTACGAGAAAACCGTAGCCCAAGAGCGTTCGTCGACCCCTTCGTCTTCGTTCTGCACGGTCACATCGTAACAGGTTGCGTCCCCTGATGCGGTGAATGCAGCTTTGATATTTGGCAGACTATCGACGGACATTGAACCAGCAAGGCCAGCACATCGCGCGCGGTGATCGGTGAGGCTCGTATCGTCGGTATTTGAGAACAAGGTCATACGGACGGAGCAGGAATAGTTTCCTAAGCCTTCTGGTAGGTCGTTAGGCGTGCGGGCAGATTCGCAAAGGATAACGAGTTTAGGCAGGGTCATGACATCAGCAGAGTCGCCTGTGTAGAGGCTGACACCCGTGAGGCCTGTCTCCGTAGATAGATAAGTCTTTAAGACTTGTTCGACAATATGGCGGATAGATTTAGTTCCCATTGTTATTTAGATTTTTTGTTAAATTTTTCGGCTCGAGCTGCGAGGACGTGTTCGAGTTCTTTAGGCATTTGTTTTACGCGGTTACCATAGACAATGTTTTTAGTGCCGGCAGTGCTTGCAACATTGTTATTATTACCGATTAAATTTACTACGGAAATGTTGAGTGTGCTTTCGGTATAACTATAATTGCTTAATCCATTAGGAGCACCGTGTTTGCTTACCCACTTAGGCACACTGTTACCAGGCTTAGGAACGGCTCGCCCTTTCATTTTAGGGATAAGTTGTTTTGCTTTATACCAGCCAGATTTCAAAGCCCCGACGTGAGCTGCACTGCGTTCGACTTCATTATCAATAGTGTATTGGTAGTCGGTTATATACTTATTCATCCAGTTAGATTTCTGCTTCTTGCGAATGTTTCTGCCATCATACTTTCGCTTCATCTTTTCATGAGGCTCTTTAATGTTCGCTAAAATCTTATCGTATAGACCATCGCTAGTAGTTTGGGGAACGGCTCGGGCGAAGAGATTACGTGATTTTTTAAAGGCTCGTTCGTGGTCTGGGTCGTTTGCAATCTTGACCATAATACTATTCTTTACCGTTTTCATTGTGTTAAATGAATTACCCATCACTCGGTCAAAGTAACTGCGATCGTTACGGAATACTGCCTCGCCTAGTTTGCGATACATCAGGAATGCAGCTGAGCGTTTGTTCGCGCTGACTGCGATTGAATTAACATCGGCTTTCACTGCACCTTGTCCAAGTTGTCGTGCTCCATCTGATAAACCGCCACCGCCACCTTTAGCCATAGGGGGTGTGAAATTCATAGCGTCCATACAGATTAAATGTGCCTGACGAATTGCAACGTCGTGCGTATCCACACCCAACCCTTTAGCAAACTCTTCGCAAGCCCTCTGAAATTCTTCAAAAGACTTCGGGTCAATTTTGACCGATACTGATATCATTACTGGTTATCGTCGATTACGACGAGTATGATCCACGCCGAGCCGGGCTTGTAAGTCTGCGAAGTGATGCGGACAGATTTGCCACCAGCCGTAATTTTTTTACCGATAGCCAGGGACGCGATAGGAAGGCCTGAGGAAAGTAATGCAGCTGAAGCACCTACTCGACCATCGCTCGCAGTCCAAGCCGAAGTCGTAGCCGTAACCTTTACCGAGAATTGAGTGCGGTCGCAATAACCACCAGCCTCGAGTACCTGAGTTAAGACCGGGTCGGAGATTAGGCAAAGAAAGGTCGGGCCGTTAGCGATTGAACCAGCCACACCGAAGTCGGCTAACATTTCTTTAGCGTCGTCGGCGAAGTCTGCGTAGATACTCATACTATTGTCGGTCTTGGAAATGGGGTCGTAAATGGGTCTCAGAAGCCCTCAGAGGCGTTTTGATGGCGGGCACGTGTAAAGTGTCAGACAACAAAAAACCCCCAACATTTACGAAGGGGGTCTTTCTCGTCTTTACGACTGCGGATTAGGCAGTGAGTAAGCGAGTGAGGGAAGTAGCGCGTCCTTTTGCAGCGCCAAAAAGTAGCGTCGCCGTTACGTTGTAGAAACCGCTTTGCTCTTGACCCATCAAGATTTGGATACCGAGACCAGTGTCAGCGTCAACTGCTACTGCGGTTTCAAAGCCGGGGATCTCGCTCATTGGTAAACCAGAAGCTACAGCGATAGCGTCAGAACCACAAGCGAAGCCTGCGAGATTTTCGCTATTGGTAGGTAAGGAAGTGAATTGGAATACTGACATACCACCAACTTGACCGATTTGACCAGTTTGGATAACGCTTGCACCGAGAGCGTAAGCAGCGGCGATTTGAGCGTCAGTTAAAAGGTTGTTAGCGTAGGTCGAGTTTAAGATTAACGCGCGAGTGTCGCTGGCCTTAGCTGCATCGAGTACGCCTTTAGCGGTTACGACTTCAGCGTAAGAAAGAGCTGCACCAGTTACTGCATTGCTGGAGTAATTAGCGTTAGTGATTAAAGCGGACACTTCGGCTAAACAGGCTTCGGCGATTGCGTTAGCTGCGGTAGGAGTGAAAGCGTTAACGAGGTATTGAGCGCCGTAAGACTTAACGTCGAGAGGGCTGAAACGGCTGGACACTTTGAAGTGTTTCAGGGTTACAGTCGCGTTCGTTAAGGTAGCGTCGTCTTGAGTGAGGTATCCGCCTGAACCGAATTCAGTAGCGGTTGAAGTTCCTACGAGAGGAACGAAGACAGACTTACCGGCTTGTCCTTCGAGAGTGCTGAAAACACTGGAGAAAGATTTAAGAGCAGGAAGTTTGCCTTTGATTGAAGCGATCACGGATTCAGCGAGAATCGATGGTGCTGTTGCGATGGAATTAGCCATATTAGTTTAGTGAGTGATTAGTGATTAGAGAAAATTAGATTGAACGAATGATTTCGTTCTTGTGCTTTGCAAAATATGCGGAGCGTTCTGCACCCATGTCCATAGCCAGGAACACTTCGAGGTGATTGACGGCTTTTACGGGTTCGTCAGATTTATCGGAAGGAGAAAGTTCGACAGGGTTAACACCGACGCTCGATGCAATCTTCGCAGCTTCAACGGAAGCCGATACAGTTTGGGTTTGAAGTTCAGCAATCTTAGCGACGAGTTCGGCCTTCTCTTTAGCAAGTGCGTCGCGTTCGATTACGAGTGAAGCGTTTTGCTCGAGGGTTGCTTTGAAGTCAGAGGCTTCTTTGGCTACTGCGTTTTCTAAGTTAGCGCGTAGTTCGTCACGTTCAGCAGAAGCAGAGATTAAGTCCGCAGATGCCTTAATGAGTTGTTCTTCGATTGTCATAAATTTAGTTAATTTGGCAACAGCGTCCATATTGTCGTTTTCCATTTCGTTGGAAGATTGTGGAATGTCGGCAGGGTCTAGAGTCTTAACGCCCAGTGATCCGACTGCGTCCCGATTGTCTTTGCGGTCATCAATAAACACTTCTGGGTCAAAGCCTTCGTCGAGTAGTTTCTGTACCTCGGCCTTCTTAAATTCTGGGGCTGGTGTTGAACCTCCATTCATAATTAGCTTGGTATAATCTAAATCTGCGTTGTCTAAATCTTGAATTGTTTTGTCTCTATCAGATTCAGGACGATTAGTTAAAACGATTACGTCGAGGTCGAGTTCGTCGATGTAGTCTAAGACATTCTCGACTGGCTGGCCTTGTTCGATGATTGTTCCGTCGATGTCAGTGATAGTTATTTTAGGCATAAAATTATAGTTTGAATCTTGTGAATCTGGCTTTGGCTTCTCGGTCTAATCGGTTTACTTCGGCCTCTGCCCATTTCGCAGTTCGCATAATGTCACCCG